ATGTGTGGGCGTTTTGCACAAGCTCAAACGCGTGAAGAATACCTGGCTTACCTGTCCGATGAAGCCGATCGCGACATCGCATACGACCCTGAGCCTATTGGCCGATACAACGTCGCGCCCGGCACCAAAGTGCTGCTGTTGAGCGAACGCGACGAGCAGCTGTATCTTGATCCGGTTTTCTGGGGTTATGCGCCCGGGTGGTGGGATAAGCCGCCACTGATTAACGCTCGCGTCGAAACCGCGGCCGCAAGCCGAATGTTTAAACCTCTGTGGCAACATGGCCGGGCTATCTGCTTTGCTGATGGCTGGTTCGAATGGAAAAAGGAAGGAGACAAGAAACAGCCTTACTTTATTCATCGGGCCGACGGTCAGCCTATTTTTATGGCGGCGATCGGCAGCACGCCGTTCGAGCGTGGAGATGAAGCAGAAGGTTTTCTCATCGTGACGTCCGCAGCCGACAAAGGACTGGTCGACATTCATGACCGTAGGCCACTAGTTCTGTCGCCTGAAGCGGCCCGGGAGTGGATGCGTCAGGATATAGGTGGGCAAGAAGCTGAGAAGATAGCGGCCCACGGTGCCGTGCCAGCCGACAAGTTTATCTGGCATGCCGTGTCGCGCGCCGTGGGGAATGTTAAGAATCAAACACCAGAACTGATAAACCCAATTTTAAAATCATAAAAAAAGGATTTTACTGATAAAAGTAATCAACGACCCTTTGCATCTCCAAACATCTCATAATCATGGCTAGTTGAAGGAGACCATCCTTTTTTCAAACTATATGTCTCGGTGCCATCTAAATTATAAATTTTAAATAACCACCCTTCGTACATACCATTTTCAACAAGTTTAACAGCATCCCAGGAGTCTATAAAGTAATTATAGAAAACAATCACCACATCTACCTGACCTTTCAAAGGCTCATTTAGATGCAATGTGGTTTTCCCTCTTGAATAATAATCACTATATGTTTGGCCGGTGCTAATGCCATTTGCACTACGATAGTTATTGGCGAAAGCTACAACATCAGCTATCATAGTTAGCTTCTTAGTAGGCTCAATCGCTTTTACTTGAGCTCTAAAATAGTTTTTTGTTTCTTCGTCAAATTTACCAGATTTATCTGCAAGTATATCACCAACAGTGTAACTGTGTGTTTTTGCATATTCATCGATTTTCGAAGAATAGACTTTCAACTTCTCGATATAAGCTGTCTTGTCTTGGTTCTCATTATATATCAAGATGCTATAACCTACCCCACATAAAACCAATATGGCTATAATTATGCTTGCAAAAATCTTCGCAACTCTTTTCCCTGGCTTAAGGAGCTTAACAATCACGATGACAAGTAATAATGCTACTAAAAATAATACTAAGTTTAACATTTTGGCTATTTCCTTATTGAACTATTGTATCTTACCAGTACAACGTAGCTCATGTCATATAGCCCTTATGAAATATCGTGCGAATCACTTTACCCGCAGCAGATCCGATATCCTTGTTGTATAACGCGGAGAAAGCATTTCCCGCTTCATCTGCCACTGTTGCTGCACGCCCTGGCCTGCAAAGTAGAGTGTGCCTTTTCCATCTTTAGCGTTCAGGTGATCGAGTACCTCCATCAGCCGGTCACTTCCTGCGCGCGGTGCGTTTTCATCAAAAAGGTTGAGCTGAGCCACCCCTTGGCTGAAGAAGTCGCCCAGCATAATGCCAGCCTTTTGATAGCGGTGACCATCCTTCCAAATTTTGTCCAGGCACTTGACTGCAGCGTTAATGATGTCGCGGGAATCCTGTGTAGGTGTAAGAAGCTTCATTGACGCACTGTTGCCATAATAGGGCTCGTTAAGCGCAAATGGAGAGGTTTTCACGAAGGCAGAGATAAAACGGCAATACTGATGCTCGCCGCGAAGCTTTTCGGCGCCACGCGCCGCATAGCTGCAAATAGCCTGACGCATCTGTTCGTACTCGGTAACGCGTTCGCCGAATGACCTGCTACAGACGATTTCCTGCTTTGCAGGCGCAAATTCCTCCAGCTCGAGACAGGGCTCGCCGCGCAGTTCCCGGACGGTTCGCTCCAGCACGACATTGAAGTGTTTGCGGATAATCCACGTGCTTTGTTCAGAAAGGTCCAGAGCTGTTTTGATGCCCATGGCATTCAGCTTCTTACTGATGCGCCTGCCTACGCCCCATACATCTTCTACTGGCACGATGGCGAGCAATCGGCGCTGGCGGTCGATATTGGATAAATCAACTACCCCTCCCGTTTGCCGCTGCCATTTCTTCGCGGCGTGGTTGGCCAGCTTGGCCAGTGTCTTTGTCTGGGCAATTCCAATCCCGACAGTCAGGTGCGTCCGCTTCAGAACGGTAGCGCGGATTTCTTTGCCGAACTCAGTAAGATCCCGGCAATTGCGAACACCTGTTAGGTCACAAAATGCTTCATCGATACTGTAAATTTCTACGCGAGGGCTCAACTCCTCCAGTGTGGTCATTACTCGATTCGACATGTCTGCGTACAGCTCGTAGTTACTGCTGAAGCAAACAACCCCAGCGCGCCGAATAAGTCCTTTTGCTTGAAGAAAGGCTCTCCCATTGTAATTCCAGCCGCCTTGGCCTCGGCGCTGCGCGCGATTACGCAGCCGTCATTGTTCGAAAGAACAACCACTGGCCGCCCTTTCAAATCGGGACGAAACACCGTCTCGCATGATGCGTAGAACGAATTCACGTCGCAGAGCGCAAACATACTCAGCTCGCCGATTTGACGATGAAAGTAACAACGCCGAAAACGTCCAGCGTATCTTCGCTGCCTACAACAATCGGACTGTAGGCGCTATTCATTGGGATGAGTTGGACATTTGGACGCAACTGCAAACGCTTAACAGTGAATTCCCCTTCAACCGCGGCGATGACAATGTCACCGTGCTCAGCCGTGCGCGAACTATCCACCACCAGCAGATCACCGTCGCTTATCCCGGCTTCGATCATTGAATCCCCCGCGGCTTTGACGAAATATGTAGAGCTCGGGTGAGCGACAAGTAACTCATTGAGATCGATACGCTGTTCAACGTAATCAGCTGCGGGGCTTGGGAAACCACACTGTACTAAGTCACTGAAAAGCGGAAGAGCGATAATATCTCGCAGTTCTGTTGGCCTGATGAATTCCATTGCACACACCTCAAATACTGTTTTTATATACAGTAGTTTTATTTGTAAGTGTCCGCAAGATACAGGCCCCATCGTCACTGCTTAAAGCTTCGCCGTTTCGTTTCTAAGTTTATCTCTCGTTTCGAATTATCTCTTTTGTAAATTTTTCAATAATGGCGCAGATGTAAGCAGATTTGAGGGAGACAAAGCCCGTTAAATGCCAGAACGGGCTGCGACTGAAAGCTAAGTCTTCATGATTCCGCTATTTTTGCTTAAGCTCCTGGAGCTCTTTCTGTGTTGCCTCCAGCTGTTTAATGACGTAGTTCAGTGCCAACACGGTATCAAGCATGATGACGTTGCTATCCAGCGCTAACGTATCGTCAGCATCAACCCTGTTGCCTTCACCATCAAATTTCGGTGCTGCAGGGACCAACGTTACGTACTCACTGTCGATCTTCATGACATCCTGAGCGATAACACCTCGGCGAACTCTCTCCAAAGGGTCATCGTTGTATACGTAAGTTGCTGGCAGGAATTTCTTGATATTCTCGTATGACTGATAACCATCATCGTATTTCACACTATGTTTCAGTTCGATATCACAGTTTGGTTGTTTAGAGAAAATATAATTGCCCCCAAAACCACCACTGCCTGAAACTGAAATATCCGCGGTAACGGTATTAAACGAGAAAATACGCGTTCCTGCAGATCCGCTATCACCAATGGTTACAAGTTCAATAGATGGCCAGTTGCTTTTCCCCTGGGAAATAGATCCAAGAGCGGTAACGGCGTGATACCCCCCTGAGCAATAGGTATGCCACCTGCCAAATGGTACAAATCCACTATCGTTTGGAGTTGATAGGTTTGGGCGTGCAAACGATGTGTTCGTGCTGTAGCCGTTAACAATATCTTGGTAACCGCCACCGTACCCCTCACCGGGGCCGATATGACTTTTAGACTGAAACGCACCATAAGGGTACCAGCGGAAATCAGCACCGGAGCTTACACCGTCAAAGATGTTCATTTGTACCCGAGCTAAATCAGTTCCCGCGCCGCGTACTGCACCGAGCCGCCAGGTGCCCGAATAATAGTTACCAGAAAGCCAGTTAACATAATTCTCGGCCGGACCATCGGAGCCAACATTACCTAAAGTAATGGCTTTATTACCCCCACTACCAGTAGCGATACCGACCTCATTACCTGCGGTTGAGATTATGCTTCCTGTAACAGTACCGCCTAACTTTCCTTCAATGGTGTTAAGACGCGAATCATTCCCGGCCGCCACGGTTCCGGCAGCCGTTCCAACGTTTTTGGTGGCGCTGTCTCCCAAATCGAGGTTTTTGCGAGCGTCTGCGGCATTCGTTGCGCCGGTTCCGCCGTCTGCGACAGCAAGCGCACCGTTGCTCCCTTTCTGTGCCAGTTTACCGATGCCAGGGATGGTTACGGAGGTGCCGTTGATGGTTACGGTGATGCTCTGATTGGCTGAGGTTGTGGCGAACGTATCCCACGCGCCAATATTCTCGTCATACTCTTTGATGAGCTGCGACATGGCCTGTGCCAGTCCGTCGACAGAGATATTGTCGGACACCAGGATTCCATACTTCTGGCCGCTCAACGCCGGGGAAGCAGTTGGCGTAACCGTCATTGACGTGGCGCTGTTCACGGATGAAATCTGGAACATCTGAACCGGGTTAGACATGACGATAATCGTCTGGCCAGCGCGAACCTGGCTGGCCGGTGCCGTCCAGTTCGTGCCCGTGCCGGTGGCGGTGTTTCCGTTAATGGCGATGGTGCCAGTGTTATAAAGCATATTTTCTCCAGGCAATAAAAAACCCCGCCGAGGCGAGGTTTGCATTCAAAGTCGTGAGTTATTTACATGTCGTGCTTGTGAATGTGTTCGCACTTACCCAACGCCAGTTGAAGGGATATCCGGCCCGGTATTGAGTCTGGTTGTTTTGTTTTCTAACGCCGTAAATCATAACGGTATTCTCATGGTCACCCATATATGCCGTGCCGCTGCAAATAGGTTCCTGTTTCTCAAGTACACCAGCACAACCAGACAGCATTAAAGCGATCGCCATGCTGATAATTAGCCTTTTCATTTTGAAAGTATCCAGAGGAATTCAGTAGGTTCGAAGATATCAATACAAAATCGATGGGTATAATTGATTATGTAGATCAATTATTTGTTATTGATCGCTCAAAACGATCAATCAGTCATAGGCTGCGGTGTTGATGGCCGTCAATGCTATTCCTGTGGTTGTCCCTCCCGCTGCAGAACCAGTAGCTGTTGTCGAAGGCGCGGCATTTATCCTGGTCGACGAACCGTTAGAGCGGCAGCCTGCATAGGCTGTTATATTCACGATTGTTGGAGGCTTGGTATTGTTGTTCTGTACGATTTGTGAGCCCAGAATTGCAGGTGCTACCGCATAACTACCCTGCAACGTAACATCAATGTTAATCCCTCCCGTTGAGGCTCCTGGTGTTCCGACAGTAACGAGGTCAGTAAGCACGCGGCTTTCGTTTGTCAGTACCAGCTTTCCGGCTTCATCCCAGACAGCAAATCCCCAGTCGGGCAACGTTTGTGGAAAGATGGCAAAGATGTACGCCGTCAGAGTGTGTGACTGACCATAAGCGTTGCTTGAACCAACAAGAATGTTTCCTCCTGACCGGGTTGCCCCGACTGTAGTGGGCTGGGCTGTATCACTCGTTTTGCAAAAAACCATCGCCGGATAAGAAGCATCCAGAGCTACCGTCGCAGAAGCACCGTGGTATGCCCCATTTGCCACTGAGTTAACCACTATCTTTCTGTACAGACAAAACGGCGTTGACTGAGGAGTAATAAACGGATTTCCGCTTTCCAGCGCGATCAGTGCACCATAATCTGCCATCATGCATTCTCCACGAAGACCACCAGTTCACATTCCGAGGCCGGATAATTACCAATACCAACTTCGCTGGCAGTGCTGAGAGTGATGGTGTTCCCGTTAGCGATAATGCGTCGACCCACCGAGACCGCGCCTTTATCAAGGGACACCGCAAATCCGACCTTCATCCCCGCCGGAATGGTAAAGGACCAGTTGCCCGAGGTTTGCCCCTCGGAAAGCTGAATACGCCCTACCACTGATACGGGTTTGATACCGTAGTTGTTCGGGATGCCGTTGGCGTCCCAGGTCTGAATACCCCAGGCCATTAAAACACTCCTGTAAGTTTGCCTATCTGAACACGGAGCCTGTTAGCATCCCGAATGCTGATGGTGACGTTAGTCTGCTTCATGCCTCCGGAACTGTCGCTCCCGTAGTTCTGCATCGTTCCGTCTTTACCCCAGCGCCAGCCAGCGCTTCCGGCAACATAATTATTAGACTGCAGAGAATCCGTAATTTTACCGAACTGGATACTCGCATCACGGAAGAACGCATCATTGATGAATGTCTGCCCGTTCTGGATAACAAATGGCAAAGAAACAGTGCTGCCAGCTTGGGAGGTAACGGCAAAACGGTCGGCCAGGAAGATAACCTGTGACTGCATCCCTGATGGCGTATTCTCCACCCCGATCCCCATTCCTGCAGCGTAATACTGGCCATTACTCGTTACCCCAACTTTGATGTTGTACATCGCGCTGAGCTGGCCGTTTACGTTCGCAATGGCCTGGGCGTTCGTGGTGATAGAGGCAGTATGTCCATTGACTGTCGCCGTAATAGCATTTATCTGCGTGGCTGTAGACTGCTGATAATTCGAAACCGTATCGCTCAGGCTGTTGATGGATGCCGTATTACCGTTGACGTTCGTTTGCAGACTCAGCAATGCGCGTGCCGTTGCCTCCCTGTCATTGACGATCACCTCATCAATGCGGTCTAGCTGCGCGCTGTTACCGGCAACCGAAGCCGACAGGGTTTTACGTGTGGCCACCTGAGCGAGGTTGGCCTGGATTATCGCAATTGCCGAGTTCTTCACGCCTCCTGTCATGCCGTCCATCGAAACAGAAATCTCGTCTATCTTCACTTCGGCCTGCGCCAGCCCGTCAGCGTTCTCCTGGATGTCTTTCGCCTGCTGCTCGAGCTCGTCGGCATGCTTTTTAATGTCATCCGCCATGCCTGCAACTTTTTCGTTGCTGTCCACTGCGTTCTCGATCAGGTCTTTGAAGGTATCAGAGTCTTTCATTCCCTCCAGAATCACATCGGTGATGTCAGAAACATCGATACTTGCCTGTCCTCGCACCCATTCTGTGTACCCTGATTCGTTGCCGCTGCGGTCCACCAGCTGCGCGCGGTACCAGAAAATCTGCCCAGCCTTAAGGCCCATCTGCTGATATTTGCGCTGCGGGTAAGGCACATCGGCCAGCAGCATCGCATCTTCTTCGGTACCAGTCAGGCTGTACTGAATTTCCGTCTTCAGCGTGTCGTCGGTATTCGCCGGGAATCCCCAGTTGAGCTCGATACCGAATACCACGCTTTCAGAAGCGATGAAGCCAACCGGCTTCGGTGGATTGCCCACTTTACCCGTCAGCGTTTTCTCTTCTGAATAGCCCCAGCCTGACGAAATTTCGGCAGCATTGATGGCGCGCACGCGCACCAGGTAGCGCCCGGCATAAATCCCCGGGACGTCGAATGATGTGGTGGAGCTGCGCGGCACGTTAACCCAGTTCCCGTCGTTGCGGCGCCATTGCGCTTCATAGGCGATAGCGTTCTGCGCCTGGTCCCAGCTCACGCGCATCGTTTCGACACTGATATTTTGCTGCACCACAGAAAACGAGCTGATGACGATGTTCGCAGGCGGCGACTGGTTGCCCGGCGGGATCACGCTCACCGGCCGCTGGTCAATGATGGCTCCGGTATCAATGCGATCGAATTTATCCGGATCGTGATTTGCACCGACGATTGTGAACGTGCCGTCATTATTATCAGTTACTGTAATAACGCGATACTGCTGTGCGTAGAGCTCATCAGACTCAATGACCCATACGGCCTCGGCCTGTGGAAGCTCGCTAAAGGCGGTTGTCACGGTAACCATTCCACCTGACAGGGACTGAATCGTCCGGGATTGGGTAATACCCGACGGCAGGTTTACCATTATCCTGTCACCGGCCTTAGCACTTGGCACCCGGTCAAGTTTGAGTACACGACCATTAACCGCGGATAATCGACCGCCTAAATCTCGGCCAGAGAGATTTCGGTCAGCGACAGCAATTATGTAGCCAGGCTGAGGAATATTGCCGTCCAGACCAACGTCAAACGTTACAATCCTATCTTTATTGTTGGTCAGGATCCCCCAGCGCCCTTTCCTGTTAGCCTCAGATTGCCGGGTGCATCCGATAGCGGTGATCTCAAGCTGGTTGAAACCATAGCGCGCCACCAGAGCCTGCTCGAAGACGGGCTCCATTGCGTCAGCATAGCCATTTGCCGGATCCGACCAGGAAACAAGAGCGTTTGTGTAGCGACTTTTAGTTGTGCTACTGGAATACACAAATTTGCCGTCAACTACGTTAGCGTGCGTGTAGGTAAAATCGACATCTCTGGGCATGTCTGCAAGGGCAACAATCTGGTCGTCTCCCCAGTAGGTCATACCTCGAAAAATGGCGGCAAAGTCTCGCAGCACAGTGTAAGCGTCATTTCGATCTTGAATGTATACGTTGCAGGTGTAACGCGGTTCAGTTCCGCTCCCCCCCTTACCATCCGGTACCAGTTGATCACAATACTGAGCGACCTGATAAAGGGTCCATTTATCAATATTGGCTGCTGTTAGCCGATTACCAAGGCCGAAGCGGTCAGTGACTACCAGATCGTAAAATATCCACGCAGGGTTATCCGTCCATGCCCACTTAAATGCTCCCGTCCAGGTGCCGCTGTACGTTCGTGTTTCTGGGTCATAGGTATCGGGCACACGAATAACACGCCCGCGGGGCTCGCAAGAAATTTGCGGAATTGAGCCATTGAACTGGCTCGAATCAAATTCGATGTACAGTAGCGCGGTGTTCGGATAGCGCAATTTGGCGTCGATTACTTCTGTGAAGCTTTGCAGCGTCATCGTGTCGCCAATCTTAGCGCTATTTGCGTCTGCGGTAATCTTGCGCAGCCTGATGGTCCAGGTGCTGCCCGCCTGAGGTAAATCAATACGGTGGCTGCGTTCATAACCAGAGGTGGTTTTCCCGGTCACGCTGGTATTTAGCACCGTCTGCCAGGTACCGCCATCTGTCTGCAGGTCAAATGCGTAGTTGACCGAATAGCCAACCAGATCGCCATCGTCCTCCTGTTTGAAGAGAGAAGGCCATTTTAGACGCAGGCGAACAGCTGAAAGCTGCGTATTGGTGAACGTGCGCGTCCACGCTGTAGAGCTGGAAACTTCGGAACCTACATTGATTTCATTTTCGGTACCTGGGATCCCTTGAATGTATTTTTGCGCCTGAGTTCCAGAACGAAACTCCCACGCCACGCCGCTGAAGTTCTGTGAACCATCTGCGTTCTCAAGTGCGGTGCCATCGAGATAAATCTCGCGCGCAGTAAGTCCACCAGCAAACTCCCCCTCTCCCAGCGCGAGAAGGATTTTTGCCTTGGCAACTGACTGCAGGTCGTCTGGCTGTTCTGTAGGAGTTCTTGAGCTTGAACTGCCGCCCTTGCGGCCTTTAATAGCGGTTGCTATAGCCATATTGCGCCCATAAAAAAGCCACCGGGAGGTGGCTTGTTGATAAATCTATTTACTGTTGGTCTTCTACATAGATACCGGCGGAGATGATCGCGCCACCTATACGGCGCCGTCCGTACAAGAGTGGTACCGGATTGCCCTGAGCTGTCGTATTTGTTACTCCACCAAAGGCATAACTGGCCTTGTTGTCTGCCGATTGCTTGCTGGCAAGTCCGGTTGTCTGTGGAGAAAGCATTTGAACGACACCGCCAAGGGCCATCGCAGCGCCAAATTGCATTAGAGGAACGCCGACAGCACCACCGCCAAAGTATGACGCCACAGCACCAACTGCGACCAAAGCCACACCTAAGATGGTCTGGAATACTCCACCACGTTTACTCCCGAGGATAACCGGTGCGATACGGATATCAGCGGTACTCTGATCCATAGAGAGTTCATCATCGTTCAGGTTACGCTTACCGCTGAATACAGCGTAAGTAAGCCCACGCTGCTTGCTGGTATTCAAAAACCGCTCGAAGCCTGGCACTATAACGCACAATGCACGGATGGCTTCTTTAGGCGAAGCAACAGAAAGTTTGAATTCACGACCAAATGTTGAGCCAAGTATTCCATAGAGGCGTATGGTTCTCATCGGCTGACCAGTTAAAAATGTCATACATGCCTCCAAAGTCTCTCTTGACTAAGAGAGACTATTAATGTTGATAGACTTTTTGATGTTTTTAACACGCAATCCAAGAATTCAAATCAACTTACTTATTTTTGGCTGACGGATTAGCAACTTCTGGGTGTTTTTTATTGAATTCTATAAAGCTACTTGGGCATTCCTTTGAAAGTAAATAATAATTTACTAAACATGCATCCGCCTTAGCTTCATCGCTCGAATGATACACACCATCTGCCAAAGATAATGTCGGAGCTAAATACCTGGCTTTAATCAACTCTTGCCCCAACGCCAAAGCATCCTTAGAAGTAGCTGCTGAACAAGACGTAACAGCACCGTCAAATAACGTCTTATTACCTTTGCAATTTAAGGACGCATCTAAGAAGGACTCGTGTAAATCGGTGCGCACTTGAATAAATGCAGGATCAGTAATATTTGAACCAGCCAAGATCCCTATCAGACCTAACCCACCTCCGATTGTAGCAATGGCTGAACCATTGGCGAGGTTCAAATCTCCCCATACCAACCATCGCAACAGGAAAAAACTCACTGCTACGGACGTTATCAAATATCCAAACCCAGTCCATAGATTGTGACTGTGCCCGAAGAAACTCAAGCATGCAAGCCCGACCCCAACGACAAATGGAACGCAGACAACGACCATTTTAATATAAAAATTATTCAAGTTGACAAATGCCACATTAATATCCGTTAATGAAGTAAGTTGGGCTCATTATTATATAAACTTCGATTGATGGCGAAGGATTTTGTTTGTCCTCTCACGCCAATATCCACCATATGGCACACGCTGGCTTAAATGACCGTAAAGATGATGAAGTAAGATATCACCTTCAAGCAATATGCCGGCATGGTTCCACTTGTTAGACTGAACTTGCATGATCACCATATCCCCCGGTTGCAGCGGCCCGTCGAATTCACGGAAACCACACTCATACCAGCAATCCTGATAGAAATTGTCCGGATAGCAGTCCTCCCACCACGGATAATCAACACGGTAATCTTTCAATTCGATACCATGTTCCTGCCTGTAATAGCTCATCACCAGTCCCCAACAGTCATAGTGTCCAAGCACAAACGGCCGCCCGATCAGTGGCAAATCACCGCGGGGAGTGATGGTGCGAAAGTCGCCTTCCGGCCAACTGACAATATGCCAGGGCAGCAACGTTGCATCGCATTGAGCCTTGTCCAGTTCGCTTGGTTGGGTTGTCGCGTCAGGGTGACTATGTACGATTCCCGTTATCGTCCCCCAGTCTTCAGCAGCGGCGTAATCCTCTGGTGAAAGGTGAAACTGTTCCGTTGGTTCAGCAGCCAGATTACGGCATGGAAAATAGCGTTCCACCCGGCTTTTCTGCGCTATCACGCCGCAGCATTCGTGGGGATAGTCTTTCGCAGCATGTGACAGGATGTCCTGAATTGTTTTCTGACGCATGTTAACTCCTGATCAAAGATGTTCCCGGAAAACCACCGAAAGGAAGTTCATTGTGTTCACCAAACCGAAGCTTGCAGGCGGTGAGCGTGCCGTTGCATTCATCCAATGAGGGATCGCTTACCGGATTGTTGTTTCTGTCGAAGTAAAGCGTGCCGGCATAATCGCACCCATCGCCGGTGCGGTACTTATTCCGGATGCACCATGTGCAAAGGGAATGCAACTGTCTGGTCGGAATCATCAATCCCTGCAGATCCATCGGGCTGGTAAGAACAAACTCGATACTTTCACCGGGAAGCTCACTATTTTTACCGTCGATATAGAAAACCCGCTTCCTCACCTGCAAGGGATCTGCTGTTGGATTTCCATCCGAGAAATTGCGCGCATCCAGGTAATGCGCAAAAGTGTCATGAATCGTAACTTTGGCCTGCAGCATATCGTCATAGGCCAGACAGAGCGCAGTGATAGAGCTGTCAATGTTGGCGACGGTGAGCGTCGGCTGGGCGCTACTGCCATCGGTTGACGCTTCCAGTCCCTCGAGCTTATATGGCCAGGCACCATACTCTTCGCCCTGCCACCAGATACTCTTCGCCTTTAACTTTGATTCGTCGCCGCCAGCAGCCGCAATCTCTTCTTCAGTATGCGGGAGGTTATAAGCGTGAAAGCGCAGAACGTCGTCCAGACCAAACGCAGAACCGTCTACCTCAAGAAGACGTATTTTTTCACCCGGTTCGAGGTGTTGATAATCTTCAGTAATCATGGTGCGTATGCCTGTTTGAAGGTTGCTTTTATAGTCATCACTTTGCTGGATAGCGGCTGGACTTTAATGGAATCAGCTTCAATCCGGTATAAACCGGTTTCGCCGACAGGAGACGTCCAGATAAAGGATTTTGTGATGTGCTTGCGGCAAAAACTCAGCGCATCGAGCATCTCTGCTTTTTTTCCCGTTAAGGTCATCGGCCATGACTGTTTTTCAGGGTTGATGCCTTCACCGGCGATCTGTTCAAATCCGTCTCCGAAGGATGCAGAGCGTGTTGCGTAAGTAAGCTCCCCTTCCATTCCCGCCTGAATCTGGGTTCGCCAGGTAAATGTTTCGATCGCCACCTTTCCTCCGGGCCTAAAAAACCCGCCGAAGCGGGTTAAGTAGATACGTCAGCTCAAAGGTATCTTTTCTTTAGATCTTCAAGCCTGCTGTTTTCTTGCTCTGTAAAGCCAGAAGCATCAAACATCGCTTCTTTATTTGCACCATTTACTCTCGTTACTGTAACTGTGAAGACCGCATCAGCTGGAGCATCAACCTGCCCCCATTCAGAAAACTTATTCGGAGCCAATGCCCAAGTAGCTTCTTCACCCGGTTCAAGCCCGCCAGCAATTTCGTAGTTAAAATCTTTTTCCAGCCATGGAACTGAACGTCCATCGCTGGCTATCACACCATTGAAGTACACACGGGAAATAGCTTTATCAGTATTGTTTTTCACAACAAGGCGAATAATAGGTTGTGGCTTCCCATACTCTTCAGGTTCCAGGCTAAATCGAGATGATAGAACCTGTACTTTTTTGAGTTCTTCCTTGGCCTTCTCAGAGTCAGCTTTTTTCTGTTCAAGCTCTTTGATTTCCTGAATAGCCTGCTCTTTCTGCTTAAGTTCCCTCTCGGCAGTTACTTGCTGAGCATAAGAGATGATTTCCTCTCCAGTTTTGCCAGACAGGGGCTCGCGCATCTTCTTGCTTAGATCTTCTTTGTCACTTTCTGACGATGCTCGCATTAGGTCAGCCATATTAATGTTACTGAACGCTACGACCTTTAAAGCGCTATCAAATTCTTCCCGTTTATTTTCCGGAAGAGATTCTCTGACCTTGGCTATAGATGATTTCATTGCGTCATCAGTTGATGAGTCAATTTTAGGTTTATCGCACCCGGCTAATAAGAAGGAAAGAAATAACACACCTACAATTTTTTTCATGTCCCTATTCCATCAGTAAAAATTGAGATTAATCCTATCAGGAATTGGCATAACGGCAAAATCTGCGGAGGCACTTTATCTTGATTTCGTTGCATTCCAGATGAGACCTCCAGGCTGGAGCTGTTTGGCTATACCTGCGCGAACTGACTGATCAATGGTCTGCTTGTAAGCCCGAGAAATGGCGTCACTGTCATCAGAAGCCTGCTGCTGAGTGTTCTGGTTATGAACGATCACGGACGTTTGAACGGTTACGCCGCCAGTTGCCGAAGATTGCAGCCCATACATCGGGGCGCGGCCAACATAACCGCCGTTTGCATACCCCTGAGCTCCACGCATAAGCGCATACAGATTGCCGACACCCAGTGCACGGGTCGCTTCCTTCGTAAATACAAACTCACCGCCGTGTACAACGCCTTTCGGTTGGTATTTACCGCCATCTCCCGTGTAGCCGCCTCCATCAAAACCTGGGACCAAACCACCACCTGAGAAACCAAAGAACGCGCCGATACCGGTTCCACCAAACGCTGACTTCATTCCATTAACCAGAGCCAGTTGGGTCAGCATCTGGGCGATGCCCTTGAGGAAAGTGGAAAGGAAATCTGAGAAGTTAGATTTACCTGTTGTGAAGAAATCAGTCAGGGTGCTGGCCATCCCGGTGAACGCGTTACTAGTAACCGTCTGCACCTGGGAGTACACATTGGTCGCGCTGTCTTCGAAATCAGCCCATCCCTTTTTCGCGCCGGTCAGCCAGTCACCCCGTAGCTGATCCTCAGCATCATAGTAATCGTTAGCTGCCTTAAGCTGTTTCTGATATCCCTCTTCATCAAGCGAACCACCAGTATTTTTCCAGCCGGCGGCGAGCTGACTTTTTGCCAGCTCACGCTGCGCCTGGCGGTCACTCATCCCCGCGCCACCCAGTAATGCGGCCTGTTTCTCAGCCATCTGCGTGACGTATTTCTGCGAGGTATCTATGCGCTTGTTAAGCAGTTCCTGCACGGAAATCTGATCACCCAACAGGGCTTTCTGCCGTGCCAACTGAAGCACCTGGTCTTTACTCGCCAGCAGGGATTGCTCCTGCTTTGTCAGTGAACGTGAACGCGAGGCCTCCTCCAGCACCTGAAATTTCGCTTCAGTCGTCCACAGTTCTTTGCGCTGCTGGCTGATAGTGTCGTTCAGCCCTTTATGCTGCTGTAGCGCGCGTAACTGTGCCTGAAGCGCCAGCAGCTCGGCCTGGGCAGCATCCGTTCTGCGATCGCCAGCCGAGAAAGTGCTCTGCTTTCCGGTTTTCGTCTTTTTGCCAAAAGAAGCGACTCCTTCCCGATCCTTCTGGGTGGTTGCGGTACTTATCTTTCTGGTCGTATCGAGGTATTTACCTGCGCTGATATCAGCCGCATCCCAGTCTTTTTTCAGCTGAGAAACACTGTCGCCATAAGCGCTGGCCATTTGTTCGTTATAGTCCTGCCATCCCTGCAAAGTATCCGTTTTCGCCCAGTCAGGAATGAGATTAATCGCAGCCGCGATAGAGGAAGAAATGATCTGGTTCAGCTTCTGGAAAACGATCGCAACGCTGTAATAAATTGCGTTGAATTCCTTCAGAGTGTTTGATGCCAGCTCAGCTACCCACTGACCGATACTCTGCATAGCCCCAGACGCCCAGCCCTTGATATCCAGCCACAGTCGTCCAAACGGTGTCAGCGAGTCGTAAGCCTGCTCTCCACGTTCTGCCATCGTATCGCCAAACAGGTCCATAGCCTGCGTAACGGCCGCTGTCTGGTCCTTTTGCTTCACCAGCTCATCAATGTGCTTAAGCTGCGAAACGGTCAGGAAATTATATTGTTCGTTGAGACTCTGCAGCGCTTTAACAGGATCTTTTTCGATGTCCTTATAGGCTTTGGTGATGTCCTGCGCTGAGACTATACCGGTCTGAACCGCCAGCGCCGTAGAGCCCGCTGCTTTTTCAAGTTGCTGCTGTGTCAGCGATCCCATGCCAACCAGCTCAGTCATCAAACTCTGAACGGTACCTACAGTAGCGCCAGTAGAGGCAGCAATAGACTGAGAGGAAGCCATATTCTGGAGCGCTGACGTGCCGGCAATATTGCCAGTCCTGATAATGGCCTTGTTGATTTCGTCGTAGGCGGTGAAGTAGTCCGCTCCCGCTTTTGCAGCAATCAGAACAGCACCGGCCAGGCCACCAATGGCCACTCGGGCAGGAGTCACCATCGACAACATCGCTTTCAGAGCATTGCCTACACCTCCAAACGAATCGCGCAGCTGGCCGCCCTGCTGAATGGCTACCATATAAACCGGCATACCAGACGCCAATGAAGTTACGATGTCGGTCATTTGCATTGGAAGATAACGCATCGCGTTGCGGTATTGCCCCGCGCTGATCGCTCCTGACTTCCACGCTTCTTCCTGCTCTTTCAGTCGGGCGATCATCGGTGCAGCACGATCGGACACGCCAAGTTGGGCTGCTTTTAGCTCTAACAGTTCTGCGCGCGTTTTCCCGATTGCTGTGACCTGCTCTTCCAGCGAATCGATAAAGGTTTTGCCCGCTGCAGCTGCCCGCTGCGCTGCCTGTGCCTGTTCAATGCGAGCCCGCCCCTCTGCGGTCTCTGACTCCATGACCTGCGCCAGTTTAGCTCGGGTCGTCTCAAGCACGCTGTTGTAGCGAGTAAAGTCTTCATCCCCTACAAGCCCTTTACCGCGAAACTTCGCCAGGCTCTCCTGGATCGTGTCCAGTTCATCCAGCGCCTTGTTTACGGGGCTGATTTTATTCAGTAGGTTCTGCAGTTCCTGCCGCTGTTGCTTGAGGCTTTCGCTGTTTTTCTTCTGGTTATCGATACCGGTGCGGAACGTACTATTCAGGTCATCCGCTTTACCTGCCGCGGCGGACGCGGTCTCCTGAAAGCGATCCAGTGCCTGATTACCGCGCTCCAGCTCACTGGTATTTACACGCAGGGAAATCGTGGCGATATCGTTACTCATTCCGCCCTCTCTTTATGCATAATTTTTAGCGCAGCACTTTCCATCACCCGGATGTCCGAAAGCGCGGTTGCCTCGTCGTCGACGTTGTGCAAACGCATCACCCAGGGCAAAACGTTATAGTCGAGCCCGGACGCGCCCCCCATTCCCGTTCGCCATTGCGTACTGACAGTCTGAAACACCAGGAATGAAGTCCATACATCTGGCCAGACGTCGATGTAATGATCGTCGTAATCATCCGGCGTAAGCCCGTATGGTGCCAGGTCTGCCGCTGTGGGTTCAGGCGTATAGAACGCAGAGGCAACCGCTATCAGTTTTTTTCGCGCTGCCCCATCAGCTCGCGGTAGTAGGTTTCCGGGATGGCCTTCATCGCCGCCGGATAGTTTTCCAGCAGCACCGACAGGTTTTCCGCGTTGAATGCATCCGGAAGTGCCCAGCCAGCAATGATTTCCATCAGAAAATCAGTGGCGGTTTTACCTTCGAGTTTTTCGAGGTCAGCCAGTTCTTTAAGTGGCTTGTGGTTGAACGTGAACGTCAACACGCCATCCTCATCGCCAGCTCGGGGGATCGAGACATTGGCCTTGAATGTAGGTTTTGGCTGAAGGGAGAATTTGGTCGCCATCGATACCTCTTAACGAAAAAAGCCTCCATTATGGGAGGCATGGAATAGTGAAAGCTCTGACGGGTCAGGCGGCAGCGTCAGTTACCTTGTAGAACGTCATCGCCGGTGACTGCAGGTTCAGCACCACACTTACTGTCTCTACCTCGTTAACCGCAGTAGTTGGCGTATCGTCAAAGGACGCCGTGGCCGCCCAGTAACGGTTTTCCTTCGCCTTCGGCACGTACATGTAAGCCGCAACCGTCTCTTCGTCTTCGTCCAGTTGGCGCAGCAACGGATATACCGGGAGAGTTGAGTCGTGAGCGATCGAGTAGGTCTGAGAGACAGCGGATTTATAAGTATTCAGGTTGCGCTGGCGATCATCGCTCAGGAACTGAATCTGTGTGGTGTTCTGATCGCCACCAGATTTCGACACCTCAGTAATTTGCGGCAGCTCGGTCCATTCAAGCACCTTGCGGATCGAACCGGTACCGCCACCAGCGGCATATTTGTTTTTGTTGGTGGTATTGATATTGCGAAGAGTTACGGCGCTTTCGGCAATCGCATCAATTTTTGCAATGACGTTATCAACACCGGACCAGTTGCAGTTCACATGAACAATATCACCCACCTTGAGTGCGTCCGCTTCACTCACGGTGATCACCATATTTTCGGCGTTCGTCGCCCCGGTGAAAGTAATGGCTGGGCCATAACCCGATGCCAGATAGACGTGAGCGCCGTTAGGCAATGCAAAGCCCATATTGGTTACTCCTTTAGAAACGGGAAAACCGGCAAAGTGCCGGTCAGTTTTAGAAGGTTGCAAGGATTAGCTGGAGATATCAGCTCGATAATTGAGACTAACGGGAATGGTATAAGAGACAGATGTAGTGATCCCGCGGAAAACACCAGGCGTTTGATCTATCCAGCATGTAAAACCCCTGCCTTCAATCTCCTGCCCCTCGGGGAACAATTCAGCCACGCGATCAGCCAGGGCCACAACATCGGTACGGCCTGTGCCGGCTGGGGCCACAACGTTAATCTGGTATACACCTGAATAAATGCGGCAGCGCAATCCAAGGTCTACCGTACGCGGCGTGGCGGGCATGTCATGGACAGCAAGATAGAGCCCATCAGATGGCGGTGTGAAAGGCACGTTTTCCCAGGCAATTGGGATCCCTTCAGCATCAGCCCACTCGCCGAGCCTGGCGGCCAGCGCCGCCGCGATATCGGGAATCATTTAGTCACCTCCCTTACTGCATCCTCAAAAAATCGCTGAAACTCAGCAGCAGTAATGCGTACCATCCCTCCCGGAGCCTGGGAAGAGTGCCCCATCTCCAGTCGATACGCGTAAGGGACGTTGTTGCAGAAATAAATAGCCTTCATCCCGACTTTGAACAGCGACAGCGTGTAATTTCCTGCGGCTTTTGTCAGATTTCCGGTTTTATCGACACGTCCCGTTTCATCTGTGGTCGGTGCATCAAAAGACACCTGCCAGTTGCCCCGAAACCGTCCACCGGTATATCCGGGCGGCGCTTTGATATCCATCCCATCCACCAGTCGAGCCTTCTTCTTAAGTCGCCCGGTTTTAGTCAGATTATTAGGGTTCGATTTTTGCGCTTCGTTATGGTCGTATACCGCCTGATTGTAAGAGGCTGCCGTCTGGTTGATGCCCCAGAGTTCGGGGTTGCCGACAGGTGACATAATCACCAGTTGATTAAGGATCCGAATGCCGACAGCACGTACGACCGCTTCCTGATTCGCTTTGGCTTTGTCCACGAACGCGGTGATGGCAGCCGTGAACGCCTTATTATCGTCCATGTTATGCCCTCAACTGAGCTCTGTAGCAGAGCACCACAGCGCCCGGTTTCACGGGGTTTGGTTTAACTACGCGGTGGCTTACGCCGTCCACGTCGATCAGATCGCCGGTTTTAATGTCCTTCTCAGCACTGAAGACAATCCGTACATCACCGTTTTCAATGACGGTTCCATCAATTTCGCCTGGCGCGTAATCCGTCTTCACTCCTGTGGCGGTGAATTGGATATCCTCGGAACGATGCTCCACACCACCGATGACGATTAACGTGCCCTTACGCGTGACGTTGTATGCAATGCCGTTCTGCTTGAGCATACGAGTCGTTGTCGCCTGCATTCGCTGATAGTTGATGGCCATTACGCGCGCTCCGCGAAAGTATTGATTGCATATCCACGCCCACCAGCCAGGTTGCCGAGAATAGCCATTACCGCCGGGTAAGTTGGCGTAAACACCTCACCGTCGGCAACCGCATAAGTCATGGTTACGGCGCCTTCGACACGTTCGGTTTTAACCGCGGCCTCACGAACGCTTGAAAGCAAATCGCCATCAATCGCCTCGATAGCCAGCATGCATTGTGCGGTGATAACCTGCCGCGGCACCTGGTCGGGTGGGAAGTCGTGTCCATCCAGAATGACATTTGCGCGTGGCCAGGCCAGCGGCTGTCGAGGGTCTGCTTTGGAACCTACCCAATCAAGACCTTCCAGGTAGTCCATCGCCTTAATCAGTAATGGTGTGAGCTTTTCAGGCACCTCAACTCCTCTCAGCGTGGCAAATGACGCCAGTTCATCTTCGCTGGCGTAACTGTTAACGTCAGCGGCGGTGATATCAGTAATAATCATCTGAGCATCCGTTGAATGGGGCTTACGCCCCATCGGTTAGCCTGCAGCAGGTGCGATGAAGGTGATTTCCTCACTCGATTTAGCAACACCATCAACAGTACCAGTGACTGTTAAAGTACCTGCTGTATCAGAGGTAAGTTTGACCGTGGCCCCACCAGCAGAGCCGGTTTGAGAACTGGCAGTGCTGAGCGTGCCGCCGGTTGAATTCCAGGCAACGGTTTTGCCGGAAACACCTGCGCCGTTTAGCGTGTACTTCAGGGAAATGGTGACCGCATCGGTGCTGTCAGCGGTTGCGGAGGTTTTATCCACTGACAGCGTTACTCCCCCGCTGCGGATCCCAGTTTAATTAGTACACCAGCCGTCGATTTGTTGCTGGTGAAGTGCTTCTTCCAGTTACCTGCAGTGCCGATTTTGGTCAGGTCCGGGTTGTCGCCTTTGGAGGTATCCCAGCTGTAACCCAGCAAATCGACATTAACAACGCCTTCAGCACGGTAGCCGATCGCCAGGTTTTCCTGATCGTTGATGTCGTAGGAACGGAACCCCGGCGCCTGCGACTCGGTGACGGTAACCGCTCCGGCTACCAGCCCAAGGATCGCATCAGCGTCCATGGTGTCGGTCACAAGCACAGGTTTACCCAACGTACCCGGCTGCCCGCCGTAAACTACCACGCCAGCTTCTTCGTAGATTTTGTTGGCGATCGCCTCATCCACGATGTCGAAGTAAGTAGCGGAGTGCATAACGAAGAGCACGACACGGTTGAACTTGTCGCCGTACTTACGCAGGCCGCGCGTTAGAGTCTTCTTACCATCTGTTTCGATATCGGCGGTAACCACCATATCCGCGTTGGCGCCGATAGCTGCCGTAAGCGCCTTCAGGCCGTATTTCACGTAGCCTTCCAGCGTCGCGTCAGCCACATCAGTGCCGATCACTTCGGAGAACTCGTCAACCGAGCGGCCGCGCCGTTTAAACGCTTCTTCGGTAGTTTCGTATGGACCGTATTTCCACGGCGCTTTGACCGATACGGCTTCACCGGCGCCAATCTTCTTACCCGTCACCTTTTCGGTGGAGTTAACGTCACGCGATTCGATTGAGCCGCCCACTTTGTAGAAGGCTCGCTTGCGGAAATCGCCTTCAATCAGCTCGTTATCCAGCAGGATCGCTCCGTTGGAGGACGCGTTGAAAATCGCCAGGTTGTCCTGGCGACGCTCGAGGAAAGCGGTCTGCGCCAGATCGTCATAAATGATCAGGTCACTATTAACAGTGGTAGACATGGGTTAATCCCTTATTTCGGAAGTTTGAGGAAGGCCTGCTGGCCATGCTTGCGGATGTAGTCCGCTTTGTCGCTGGCGCTCATTTCGGAACGTTTCAGGCTGCCACCGCCGTTTGGTTTGTGTCCGCCCGCGCCGGTACCTTCCGCGCGTGGGAACAGATGCGGAGCCGTCTCCTTAAGAGACTCCGCCCACTCAAGCGGGCTTAGTGGTGTTTTGCCGTCTTTACCGAACAGAACATCGCCATTTGCATCAACTGCTATGGCCTCGCCTTCGTCGTTGAGCTGGAATGTGCCTTTGGCACGCAGAATCAGATCGTCCGATGCTTCCGGCAGCGCGCCAGCTTTGGATGCTGCTGCACGGATTGCATCCCCCAGAACTCGATCCCGGAATTTGTTGGAGAACGCTTCGGCTTTGTCCGCGCGTTCATTTGCGGCTTTAATCTGCTTATCAACGTCAGCACGCAGACGCTCGGTGCGCTTATCGAGCACCTCATCGATTTTCCCGGCGGCAATCAGCTTTGCCTCTTCGTCGTCGGAAAAACGCTGGAGGATCCCACGTACAGCATCAGGATCGATACCATCGAAGCGCGACAGGGTTTCTTTTTGCTGCTTGATGGTGCCCAGCAGCTCAGAGTTTTTCGATTTCAGGCCTGTAACTTCGCTGGTCACACGCTCATCAATCAGCTTCTGGATTTCTGGCGTGATTTCGATACCACCGCCACCGCTGCCCTCTCCGCCGCTTTCTGGTGCGTAAAATTTCAAGAGCATGTTTCGAATTAACATAAATTCCCCTTGGGATTTTGCCGGGCCTCGCCCATAAAAAAGCCCCGGCGGATGCCAGGGCGTGAAGAAAGTAATGGTTGTTAGTAGTCAGTACCTGAGAGCTGTTTCAGACGTTCTAGGCTGATCCATTCGCCTTTGTCAGTGAACATATCAGCCAGGTCGATTTCACCCGCGCGGAACAGACGGCCACGCTTGGCACCCAGAACCTGATCCTGCCGTTGAGCTGGCTGACGCTCGAGCCATTCCAGATACGTGGTTTTAGCTGGTACCTGTCCATCCATGCTGGCACGAGTGCCCTGGTCCATCTCATCAATATCAATGCCGAGTTCGCGCCAGGACTTGAGAATCAGGGTTTCAGTAGAACGGCAGCAGAAATGAATCTTCCCGGGTCCCTGTAGATAAGGCACCTTATGCCCGACCGGTTTGTTATCCAGGGAGTAGCGCAGCAGGTCACGAATAATGCAGTCGTGGCTGGTTTTATTATCCAGCGTAGACAGCCACTGCTTACTTTTCACGATATCTCTGTTGGCACTGGTGAAGCTGTTGCGTGCTGTGGCAGCGAGATGATTGACGGCTGTTTTAGCGATGCTGGCGGCGTTTGCCCTGCTCATCTGCAGCGCGCCGTCGCGATAGTCTTTGTTGGCGTGGCCACGAACATTGCGGGCTATAGTATCAACCGTGTCGCCGGCAAGATAACCCCTGCGGACGGCGTTCACGATACGCGCCAGCCTGTCCGATTCCAGATTATCCGCCCACTCACTCAGCAGCCGCCCCTGAAAGGGCTGCGCCATCGCCGCGGCATAAACAATATCGGCAGTGATGCCCTGCAGCGGATATCGCGCTAGCACCTGAGATGGCAGAAGGGAGTCGAACAGGCTCAGCTGATAACTGGCTTCGTTCTTTGCCAGTGCCACCAGCTCATTTTCGAGCCCCGCCTGCATGGACGCTACGGCTTGATGGTTAAGTTCGCGCACGCTGCCCAGTAAACTCTCCAGACGGTTAACGGTGAAGCTCTCAGGAGGCAATCTGTCCAGCGCATCGAGCAGGCGGGCTGACAGATCCGCGTCCGTCTCGTTAAGCAACTTCACCATCCGATTTGCCACACCAGTGGCGTAGCGACTTAACCAGACGGAATGTACGATCGACTCATCGCGCAGGCTTTCGTTAATGGTGGCCATATCAGCCTCCGGTCAACGTGGGTGCCTGATTGCGAAGCGCATCAATAACCTCGTCCGGGCTGTCTGCCGGGTCAATGAGATCGAGCTTCTGTAGCGCGCGAATCATATCGCTGTCGCGCAGCGCACCGGACTGCCAGGCGTTGACGATCGCCGTCACCATGCCCGACTCAGCAACCTTCGCAATGAATTCCTGATTGATGGTGTAACTCGTCGTTTCGCCCTTGATGCCGAGGTATTTCGCACACCAGCCAAGCGCCAGCGTATAGGCTTCAGAAACGTTTGAAACGCAGATACCGAGCACCGATGTTGAGGATGTTTGCTCACCGCTCGCCTGGGTTGCCGTCTTCGCCGTGGCGTTCTGCTCAATCAGCCGGGCGCCAAGCTGCACCATGTAATCGCGTTTGCTGTCCATGGCCTCTTTAGCCAGCATGTTGGGCTGAGCCTGGGCATAGCCAAACGAGCCCTCCTTGGGAAGCAAAAGCGGTGATCGGGAACCAATTTTCACGCCCTTCTTCTCGAGGTGATCGCGCCAGCCGGTATCGAGCCCAGTCATGTACGGCTGCACCTGGCCACAGAACCACACGCTGTCCTCATAGTCAGCACTGTTACGATAATGACCGTGGTTTATCTCCACCAGCGCAGCTAGCGGTGAATCATCGATAGTGGGATCGTTATTCTGAGCACCGACAAAGGTGAACGGGATTTCGTCCCAGTAGTCCTTTCCTTTCGGCTTAGGGTGATACTCACTGTCAACGGTGTAGGTTCCGCTTGCGGTGCCACCTGCCCGGCGCCATACCCGGCAGATAAACTTCCCTTCCTGCAGCGCCAGCTCGCGGTACTGGATTTCATCCTTGTAAGCATAACCATCCGGCTCTTCTACGCATTCCCGCAGCACAACCAGCACCAGCTGATCGCGCCCGTTAATACGCTTTGTTCGCCAGTTAATGATGTTCTCTGCCGGGTAGCGGAGGATAATTGCTTCGTCAGATTCTTCAGCGTAATCGACATAAATGCCCTCTCGCGCAACCTCCAGCACGTTCTCTGCCACCAGTTGCGACTGCTGATAGATGCTGGTACCGGCTCCGTCCGCATTGTCCAACAGGTACTTCAGCTTCTCCGGACCGTTAAACGTGGGGTCCTTGCGATACGCCATCCCAAGCATGCCGATTTTAGTATTACCGGCTATGGCGTAGAACACCGCGCGGCTCAGATAGTCCTCATTACGCTTACGGTTGCGCATGGATTTATCGGTTGGGTCGAGATAAGGCAGATATTTATTACCCGCCGCCTTTACGGCCTCAGCCCCTTTGCAGAAGTCCCTGTATTTCCTCCAGGCAGCAGAAGCCGCCCGGTGTTCTGGTCGAACCCAGGTGATGTCGTCGTTTGCCATATCAGAAAGTGGTGTCCATGGTGATTGAGTATGCCGGTTTCACGATCGGGTAATCCTTCACGATGAAGTACCCACCAGCATCATTGGGGTGATCGTTATCAGCTGATTTGTCCGGTTCGCCATTGGCCGCCCAGATTTGCTGCTCGAGGCTCTCGGTGTAAACCGGGCAGTTCTGGACGTTCACCAGATAGCGGCGTTCTCCGTTGGCGTTGCAGAACATGGCGTTCATCGAGTTGATGCGGTCTTTAACCGGCGGGTTGGCATCATCAACAATGACGCTGAACCCGGCATCATTAAGCTGGGCAATATCGGTCTTGCTGGCGTTCTGCGATTTGCGGGAGTCGCCTGACGCATCCGGATAGATGTAAATCTCCCGGCTTTTAACGTATCGGCCATCCTCGTAGCGCCAGAACTCTTCCTGGATACGCTTAATCATCGCCGGCGTGTCGTAGACCTTCACCAGCTCACGAACCGCACGCGGCAGACCGTTACGCTTTACGTGAACAATCGCGGCCATTTTCCCCACGTTGAAGTCCATGCCGATAAACAGCGGATCCCCGTCCTGAATCTCGTCAGAACAGTTATTCAGCTTACGGTTGAACGTGTGGTAAATGGTCCCGCTGTTAAGGTTGGTGAACTTCCCGCGCAGATAGGCCTGAATCAGTTCGTCAGGGTAAGAACTCAGCAGCGATGGAATGTAATCAGGCGGTAGATTCTTCGCATTGTCGAATGTGCTGGCCTGAATCAGCCCATACAGGGCTGCCAGTTGGGGCTTTTCACGTACAGCCTTTACGAACTGCTGGTAGACGAACTTGAAACCTTCCGGCGTTGTCGTTACGTCAATTCCATTCCTCAGGCCCGGGATGTTGTAACGCATACGAGCAATGATTTTTCGCCATGCCTGCTGTGCTTTGGCTGCCGCCATGACGTCCAGCTCATCCACCATCGCGTTACCGATTTTAAAGCCGACTATCGAGCCGGGTTTCTCCATCGAACGGCAGATGGTTGTCCCGCGGTAGCGCCGCCCCTCGTAAAAGTGAACCTCTTTGTTCCCCTCGTTGATTTTGACGCTCAGCCCCCAGTCAAAGGCCACCTCTTCAATCGTCGGGTAGAATATGTCACGGATCTGCGGATATGTTGGCGCAAAATAGCCCTGGTTAATCTTAGGGTGCTCCCACATTCCCTTACAGATACCGCCACAACCCACCCACGTCTTACCGGAACCGAACCCAGCAACGTAGGCTTTAAACTTGTGCTGCATTGCGAGGAACCGCGCCTGAGGAATGTTAAGTGTCGGGCTGATCCCCATCGTCCGCCCTCGCGTCCACTACGTTGATATTGATCTGCACTGGGGTTGGTTCATCGTCGTCACCATCGCCCGCCAGCTCTTTGCGGAGTTTTTCCACCTCCAGTTGCCGACGCTCAATTTCGATCTGCTGGAGGCGCTGCGCGAACTCGCTATCGGCCAGGCCAAGGCGCTTCATTACCGCTTCGAACATCCGCTCGCGGCTGATAGCTGTGACTTCAACACCGTTCTTGCCGACCTTCACGCCAGAGTATGCGAGCCGCGAGACTGGAGGGAGCTTGCGGGTGTCAGGGAAATAAGGCTGGCCAATGCCGTCACCATTGCAGCGCGGACATTCTGGATTTGGTTCTCGGTTATGGTCATAGCCGTAACCGCCGGAATCTTCGGGTTCACGTCTGTCACGCTCAACAGCCTCGAGCCTCTTCTCTTCGAACTCAACTGCATCGCGCCACTGGTAGTGATTACCGAAGCCCCAGCAGTAACGGCAGGCACCGCGGCGATACTGCGACAGCTGATTGGCATCGAAGGTAGCGAGCTGCCACATCTGCGCGAGAACCTCATCGGCACTGCCAAGCGTGCGCGCAATAGAGGCTTTTTGCTGCTGCGCAATGGCCTGCGCAACGTTAGGATTCGCTATGAGCTGACGGCCATAGTTCGGGTCACTATAACCAGCACGTGCGGCGGCAGCGGTGGCGTTGTTGTCTTTAAGGTACTCCGCGACAAATAAGCACTGCTGAGCTGTAAGTCCATCATCATCCACCAGCTCATCTGCGCTTTTATCTTTCTGCGCAGTGCGCATTTTTTTCTGCGCAGGTTTTTGCGCAGTGTGCGCATAAGGTTTTTTGATATATCGACGGGCGGTAGCGTAGTTCAGTCCCTGCGCTTCACACCATTCCTTTGGTGATACGCCGGTTGCGGCATGTTCGGACAGGAACCGTTGCTGAAGCTCGCCCCAGTCCGGTTTTGCCATAAGTTCCTCTGGTCTTTATCCGTAAGAAAGTAGATATTACTGACTTAAATTGATGAGGTGCTCGCGACAAAACATTTCTTGTTTGTCGGTGAGTACCATTTGACTACCTCTGGAGAGATTATGGATGCGTTAAAGTTTTCAACATTGTCCCGCATGCTTAGTCAGCACGGTGAAGATCTTCAATTCAAAGCAGATAACCTGTTTGAACGTGTTTACAATTACTGGAACAAGTCGCAAACACTTAACTCAAAGATAAAATTTTCCAAAACTGCTGATGGACTCGAAATTGTTATCCCACAGTGTGATTTTCACTGCTATGGAGAGTCCAGGATAAGGTTCTACGATTCTAAACCTGTTAACGAGATTACGTTTTTCACAAAGGGAAACGATAAAAAATTACCCTTTGTCGTTTTTCGTATCAATCAAGATAATGAGTTGAGCGTTCCCGGCAATGCTGAGGCACCAATAGTAGATCTAGACTACGCAAGGTCAGTGGAAGAATATTTCATGAACGAGCTAATTATGGCGGCCTCAAAGGCCAGTCTTGTATAGCAATCCAAGCCATTAAAAACGCCACTAGAAAGTGGCTTTGTGATGGTATAAAAAACCGCCCGAGGGCGGTTGTTCTGTTAACAGAAGTGCTTCAATCGAAGATAAATTTTACAGAATGCATTTCAGCTAATTTTTCCAAAATTTTCAACTTAGTAGCCTTACCTTCAAGGAATTCTAAATAAATTTCCGATAATTCATTCCACAACTTTGTTAGATTTGTTTTTTTTAGCTGTCCTTCACACATAACCCACGCCGAAAGTGCATCATGCCAGCATTTTTTGAGTTCAATCATGGCAACTATCGCATCTTGATCACCATCGAAACGGAAGGCTTTTTGCGTGATTGCGATATTTACTCTCTGTGCAGTTAATGAATTCCACGTGTCAGGCATCATATGAACGGCGTAATCCAAAGCAAGTAAAGACCTCTTGAGTTCACTTCTTATCTTTGTCTTTTCTTGTTGTTTCCACGTATTGAGAGCTGCCCCTGCAACGATGAGTGTCATAACTGATCCGAAAGCGGCTACACCGGTAGCTATTGCCCCCCACATGACCCAGTATGCAGAGTCTCGTGTGGCGAGCAATGTCTCGAATGATATTAGATCAGTATCCATTTTACCCCCATTGTTTTGGGAGTGACTTTACATTAGTCCAAGCGCTGAGTCACTATAGCCATTATTAAGCCCACCCGCAGATGAGCTTTGTAATGGGCACAAAAAAGGCCGCTCAAAGGCGGCCTTTATTCGATTGCTTTTCTTCCATACCCGGGAAGATAGAGTTGAACCTCATCTATAATGCGGTTTCTGGCAGCGTGCAGTAGTTGTTTTCTGCCACCCACTCCCCATTTCGCCATCTGACTGGCGCACTGGCTTATTGCTTTTGTTTCCGTATTGATTACGTGGTCGATTTTGTTCAGGCGGGACATGGCGTCAAATCCGTTTCTCACCAAAGACTGAAAGGTCTGGTAAACCCTGATCTCGAATTCAGCACTAAGCCAGGCTGCATATCTTATTGCTACTAATTCTAAAGCCCAAACGCCGTGATTAAGGCCCCCATTGATGGTTTGTACCGCCGTGCATTTTTGCACTCTGGTCAAAGTATCGACAAAATTACGAACCTGCCGGCTACGCATAAACTGGCTTGGCCTTTGGTTTTCTGTGGCCTCACCGTTTGCAACGGCGGCAGCATGGAGATCATTAAGATTGTATCGCCCCTCATCATCAAGACGAACAGAAACACCGTTTACTGATACGGTTGGATAGTTCATTGCGGTTACCTTACTTTGAGATGAACCTTTGCCGCATAGGAAACCAGCCCGTCGAGGCTCGCCAGCACTAACTGACTTCCTCAAAGGCTCATTTCAAAGGGTTTGGTTCGACGTGGTTTGAATGCGCTGCGGTGCGCGGTGAAATGCGGATAAAAAAGCCCCGCAGATAGCGAGGCTTCGAATATTGGTTGCAACTCACACCAACATAGCAAAAACATACTTGAATCGTTGCATTTTGTCTACTTTTCCGTAAGTACATGATTTAAATGAGCACACTTTTTAAGCAAAAAGTTACGTTATATCAATTCACTGCATGCACTGATTGTTGATGTATTCCTGTAAATAGCCAACCTGGTTGGTCACTGTGACGATTCTGTCTCTGAGAGTGAAATAATCCCGTTCAGCGGAGTCAGTAAGTCGGGGGCCGGAAGCATCGCCCATGCTGCTGGCGCCGGTCGTTCCGTTCGTAGGACATCTGGCGTTGACGTGCAGCCCACACTTACCAGTGCTAACGCAACGCTGCAGATCTTCAAGCTGAGATTTCGCATCGGCTAATTCCTTCGTGTATTTGGCATCCAGCGCTGCGACATCTCGCTGCCGGGCCTGCATATCTTTAATGGTAGCGCTCGCCAGGCTCAGTTGTTCGCTAGCTTTATCGCGCTGCCCTTTGTAGATGATGGCGTTGCCGCGGTAGTGGTTAATCGCCCAAGCCATGGAAACCAGCAGAAAGAAAACGACAACGCAGATGATTGCTGTTAATCGGCTCATCTCTGGGCCCACTCGCAAACTTCACGCTCAATCTCGCGTCGGGTAATTAGGCCCTTCCATTGCTTACCACCGGCATATGTCCAGCGCTGCAGTTCTTTGCAGGCTCCCGGGACATCACCGGAGTTCAGCTTCTTCAGCAGCGTTGAGCTGGCAAAAGCACCAGAGCCAACGTTGTAAGTGAAGGAGTAAAGCGCGGCGCGGGTAGGCTCAGGGATACTAACCTTGATTAGCGGGTCAATGGCGTTTGCTACCTTGCGCAGGTCGGATTGAAGCAAAGCGTCACATTCTTTATCGGTGTAGCGGTGACCGCGGCGAACGTCAGCACCGGTGTGCCCATCGCAAACAGTCCAGACACCGACAACATCCTGATAAGCGTAATAACGACGCCCTTCCAGACCATCAGCATTACCCAGCATGACAGCTGCAATTGAGATTGCTCCGGATCCGCCAACAATGACGCCCACCAGCTTATTTCTGAGTGTCGGGTTCATCTCGGCTCCTGCTGCGGCGGTTGTCTTCGCGGATCTTGAAATAGAGATTCGTCAGATATGTCAGTACGGCAATGATGATGCCCACCAGCACGCCGATAGCGTTCCACTGCTCGGGACTGTAGGCATTCAGCATGCCGTTTAAAATGCTGCCGGCTGAAGCGCCGTATGCAGCGCCGGTGGTTAATTTGTCCATGCGATACATGCTCTCACCTCGCTCTGTGCGGGTGCTAAATTTGGGAATAAAAAAAGCCCGCTCTTTCGAAGCGGGCCAATGAGTTGACTATTTATAAGGTAGGTGTGAGTGAGACCTATGCTCAGGAGTGAAGCTGTATCGGCTGATTCACTATAGGATCAGGAGAACCACCAGAGAGGTAGGCGCATCTCACAACTCAAAGCGTAGCAGCAGATTACAAAACCATAAAAAAATGGCCTGCTTTTTATTACAGGCTCTCAAGGAATTTGAAACTTGTATTGTTGTTGTCATGGTGCCGGGTGCCTCCCGGTGACTCTACCCCAGTCAGCAAAGACGCGCGCATACCTGCAGATAGCAGTTGACTGGAACGCCCTTTCGCTTAGAAAGCGATTCACCACAGAAATAATTTACGCGCCATCCATTCCTGTGGTCAATGTTTTATCTATGAACAAAAAAAAGCCTACTCAAAGAGTAGGCAATCTGAGACTAACAGCATGCACGCTGTTAGTGAAAAGCACTAAGTACAAGCACTTCCATATCCATTCCACCGGATATTTTGAAGAGTAGTACGAAAAGGATGAAGTGCGATAAATACAGTGCAATAACGTGCGATTAATCTTCTTAACTAATTGGTAGAGAAAGTGGGCCAGAGAGAACTTCTGCTTCTCCGTTGTCGCAGAGGGCGTCCCCCTGCGTCAGATGCCAGACGCCAGTTATAGTCTGGCCCGTTTCAAGGTCCTCGGTTACACCATTGGTGTAGTAAGCAACCTGAATCTTGCCGTTGTGCTGTATCCAGTAGAAACCTTCTTCCATTTTCCCTCCTGCGCGGTTGGGAAAATTATAAATCACCGCGGGGTTGCTTGGTTTTAGAAATTCTTAAATCGCTATTAAGAAAAAAGCCCCACGGGGTTAACCGCAGGGCTTTAAACGAAGGCAATAACCCATCGTTAGAGCAAAATTACCACACATTCGGGAAAAGTAAATAGCTCACGATAAATTCATACCCTATTTTGTTATCTGCTTCAGCTGCGCATCAGCCCACGCCTCTTCGATATCAAACTTGGTGATGAGCTGGTCGTAGAATGGCTTAACAGACTTCTTCCAGGTATCGAGGCTGATGACATCCGTTATCTGGCACACCGCGGCGTAAGCTTCAGTTGATGGGATTCGCTCATAACCTCGGCCACTGCAGCGCTTACAGTCAGCCAGAACCGGCACCCCCTGCTGTTCTGTAAGAGCCTGATTAATAGCTTTCCCGCGTCCATGACAGTCATTACAGGCACAGCTAACAACCTTCTTGCCCTTACACTGAGGGCAGAGAACGCGGGCTATATCCCTGACCTGCCTACGCACCTCATACTCAGAAGGTCGAATATTCTCGACACCCATGTGCAAAGACATCTCCACGACCTTCTTCTCTTTTGCCGGAGTGTGAGACTTCATGCTGAATACCTCAGCGTCAATAAACCCTTCCCCATTGCAGCCATCGCACTGCTTCACGCTGGCGGCGCTGCGGGAATAATCCTCGAAAGCGAAGCTGGCCAACCGATGCATCACCAGTGGCTTAACCCCGGCATCCAGTTTGCGCAGCGCAGCAACCCGATCGCACTTAGTCAACGCGTACTGGGCCAGCAACTCAATCGCCCTCTCCCGGTCATTGTTGCTGATACCAATCTTCCCGAGAAAGGCGCTATAACCCAAGGCTGCCCGTTCCTGCGTCATGCCCATAGCGGCCATGATATCCGTTCCGGTTAATGAGTCTGACGCAGTAGCACGCGGAGAGTCGCTAATCATTGTCGATTTGGCGAAGTGATATTTGAGGGTGTTTTCAAGATTCATGCGGTCTCCAGCTCGGTAATGGTGAGTTCTAACTTTCCGCCCTTAACGACAGGCATTTTCACAACGCGATAGTCAATAACCTGGCAGTCGTCCAGCCAGAACCCCGCCTTGGTTAAAGCGTCGAATGCAGCCTTCTGCAGGTTATCCAGATCGCGGCGCCGGCGGTCGGGCATGTGACAATCGATACGGATTTTGAGTGGTGCGGCCGTGCGAATATTAAGCCGGGCACTTCGAATGACACTGGCAACCGCGTAGCGGTACGCTACGCCATCAGCGCTAATGTGCGTGCGCCCGCGGTTGTGCCGGTAATACCGGTTGCTGCTCGGCGGCCAGGGCAAAGTGATTTGATATGTCTTCACGTTTACCCCCACATCCGGTTTCGCCAGCGGCTATCCGGGCGAGCTGGCGTGTTTGATGTTGGAAGGAATGCACTGACAGTCCATGTCACGTAATCATGATTAAGGCTACGCTCAACTCGTACCCCGCGCGCTTTGTAACGCTTAACCAGTTCGTCGGCCTGTTCGTTGCTGCAGTCGGTGTGATGGAACCAGGTAAATTTCATACCCATCACCCCGCAAAGCCAAGCAGTTGAGCAGCGACATTTTCTGCCTCATTACGACTGCGGAATGAACGGGACAGGACCCAGCGCCAGAGGACATCGAGCGCAGCTTTATAGAGCTGCTGGAACTCAAGTTCGTCCATGTTAGCGAATGAGATGCTACGAGGATGTTTTTTAAGTGTTCCGTCAGGTAGCTGAATGGCATCAAAGTGCCCTGCCTCGACGATCACCCAAGAACGGTAGGCGTCAAAGGATTTACACAGGCTAATGCCATTCGTGACGCGCCGGTAAGCCACCTGCTCAAGATACTGCTCAGCAGCATCGATCAGCGCCCCCTCATTCCCGCCATAAGAAGCCAGGAATTTGGCGTATCCGGTAATCAGCTTCCGCTCGTTGCTAGAGATGGCCCCGCCGGTTGGTTCCCAGTATTCAAAGCCTAGATTGAGTAGCGCGAAAAAGCGCCGGTGAAATGCCGGGTTTCGTACCCGCCTGAACTCGGCAACAAGAACATCGCCGAGCCGGGTTTTTGATTGCAGAATATCGCTGGTCTCGGGCGTAGCCGGGATCAGTATTTCTGAGTGGTGTTTTATAAGTTGTAATTCTAGCGCCAT